CAAGACAATCTTACAAACGATTTCCTTCATTAGTTAATTATTCAACAAACAATATTTCTACAGATAGTAGAGGTGCAGGTTCTTTTAGAGATAACTCTAATACTGTATTTAATTTTGTTGCAACTAACACCAACTTATATCAATTAGATGGTGGTGTATTTACATCAAGAAAAGGATCTTTAACTGGAGCTAATAATGACTTTTGGACATTTACTCAGTTTGGTAATTATGTAATTGCATCAAATGGTGTAGATGTACCTCAATATTTTTTAATGGGTACATCAACTAATTTTTCAGATTTATCTTCTATTGCAACAAGTGGTACTGTTCCAACATTTAAAGTTTCAGGTGTGGTTAGGGATTTCTTAGTTACTGGTAATCATACTAACGCATCTAATAGAATTCAATGGTCAGGTATTAATGATATTGCTACTTGGGAAAGTGGAACTAAACAATCAGACTTACAAGACTTACCTGGATCTGGAGGTGAAATAGTACACATTACCTCTGGAGAGATTTCTTATATCTTTAGACAAAACCAAATAGTTCGTATGGACTATGTTGGTGGTGCAACAGTATTTAGACTTTCAGTTATTTCACCAAATAGAGGAGCTGTAAAAGGTAGAACAGTTTGTCAAGATAATCGTAGAGTATTCTTTTATGCAGACGATGGATTTTTTGAAATCAATGGCGACCAAGTTATTCCAATTGGTGCAGAAAAAGTTAATAGATTTTTTGATACTGATTTAAACAAAGCATTTGCAGATAGAATTTGTGCTGCTGTAGATCCATTTAATCAATTAGCTTTATGGTTATATCCTTCAGCTAATAATACTTCAAATACAACTGGTATTTGTGATAAGATTTTAATTTATAATTATGCAACTCAAAAATGGTCAACTGCAGATGCTAATGCAAGTACCATATTCTCACAATTCGTTGGTGCATACACAGTAGAATTAATGGATATTATTTCAGAAAACTTAGATCAAATTAATATTGCATTAGATACAGATTTTTGGTCTGGTGGACAATTATTATTAGGTGCTATAGATAATAATTATAAAGCTGCTATTTTCTCAGGTACTGCAAATGAAGGTGAGATAGAAACTTCAGAATTAGAGTTGTTTCCAGGACTAAGATCGAATATAACAGGCATTAGACCTATAGTAGATACAACAGCTACAGTTACTTTAAAAACTAGAGATAGATTAGCAGATACTGTAACTGAATCTAGTTCTGTTAGTATGAATTCTACAGGTATCAATCCAGTAAGACAATCTGGTAGATATATTAAGGTAAATGTTAAAACACCTAGTGGTACAGTTTGGTCAGATGCTCAAGGAATTGACTTAATTGCATCAAGAGGAGGGTTGCGATGACAGATAAAACTGATATAGATAATGTTAGATACAGTTTTGAAACTCAAGAGTTTTTCCAAAGACAAATTGAGGAAGCTATCAACGCATTAATAAATGAAAAGAACCAAGAAAACAATAAAGCCTTTGCTTGGTTTATAGGAGATTAAAGTGGCAGGGATAAAAGATTATTCAACAACTCAAGCAAACAATATAGACTTAAATGGTATTTCAGTTGCAGAAGGAATGTTACCTTCCAACTTAAACAATGCAATTAGAGCATTGATGAAAAATACTAGAGAATGGTTTAATGATTCTCAATGGGTAGAATATGGAGATGGCTCTGGTGCTTATACTGCAACTTACGCATCAGCTACTTCTTTTACAATTGCAGGTGTTGATGTTACTCCAATTTACCATGAAGGCAGAAGAATTAAATTAACTGCAACAACTCCTGGTACAATTTATGGAACAATCAGTTCATCATCTTTTTCAACAGACACAACAATCAATGTAACATGGGATAGTGGTTCATTATCAAATGAAGCTATTTCAAATATTTATATTGGTGCTTTATCAAAAACAAATTCATCTATTCCAACTGGTGTAATTGCAACTGCTACATTAGCAGATGGTTCTGTTACTACAGTTAAAATTGCAGACGCAAATGTTACTAATGCTAAAATGGCAACTAATGCTATTGCTGCATCTAACTTACAAACCGATTCAGTTACTAATGCTAAAATTGTTAATGATGCAGTTACTACACCAAAAATATTAGATGCAAATGTTACAACAGCAAAAATTGCTGATGATAATATTACTACTGCTAAGATTGCAGATTCAAATGTAACTACTGCTAAGATAGCAACCGATGCTATTAATGGATCTAAAATTGCAGATGACAGTATAGATTCAGAACATTATGTAGATGGATCTATTGATACTCAACATATTGCTGACTCACAAATTACAACTGCTAAAATAGCTGACAATAATGTTACAACTGCAAAGATTAATGATGATGCAGTAACAATAGATAAAATTGCAGATGCAGCTATCGTTACAAGTTCAGAACAATCTGCTCATACACCTGACAATAATACTTTTTATACAACATCAGCAGCAGATACTAGATTCTTAAATAAAGATACTTCTGAATTAATTAACTCTGGTCAAACTTGGTCAGCATCAGATGATTATATTGCAACAACTGCAGCTATTGATGCTAGAGTTATAGACTTAGTAGATGATGTAGGTGGATTTTATCCAATAGCAAATGAAACAAGTTTTCCAAATACCAATCCAGATGTAAATGATGGTGCAGGTACAATTGTATCAATTAAAGAAATTGCAACAACAAGAACTCCTACTGCTGGAGTAGTTACAATATCTGGTGGAACTGTAGGTGGTTCTACTGTTACAATTAATGGATGTGGTTCTACAGTTTTAACTGCAGGATTTGGTGTACTTGTTGAAACAACAACAACTTTAAATACTTATACTTTTCATAGACTACAACCTAAAGCAACTGAGGTAACAACTGTAGCTTCTATAAGCTCAGATATTACAACTGTAGCAAATGACGAAATTGATATTGGTGTTGTTTCTGGATTGTCTAGCGATATTCAAGCTCTTGCTGATATTGAAGATGGTACAGTTGCAACTAATGCAATTTCAAATGTAGCAAATATAGCCTCAGATGTAACTGCTGTTGCAAATGATGCAACCGATATTGGAACAGTAGCTGCTGATCTTGCTGGTTCAAATAATATTGGAACAGTTGCTGGATTAAATACAGAGATTGCAGCTTTAGGTGCTTCAGGCACAGTAGCTTCAATTAATACAGTCGCTTCAAATATTTTAGATGTAAATAATTTTGCTGATACTTATTTCATAAGTGCAACTGCACCTACTGGTGGAAATGTTACTATAGGAGATTTATGGTTTGATACTTCATCAAATACAATGAAAGTATATGGATCTAGTGGATGGCAAAATGCAGGTTCTTCTGTTAATGGAACTTCTGAAAGATTTACTTATACAGTTTCTGGAACTCCAAGTTCTGTATCAGGTGTGGATGATAATGGAAATACTTTAGCTTATGATGCTTCGTTTATAGATGTTTATTTAAATGGTTTAAAAATGGTTAATGGCACAGATGTTACTGTTTCATCTGGTACATCAGTTGTATTTGCTACTGCATTAACAAATGGCGATATTGTTGATATTGTAACTTATGGAACATTTAATGTTGCAAGTATTAGTGCTACTAATATTACATCAGGAAATTTAGATATTGCAAGAATAGTAGATGGTTCAATTACTAATGCTAAATTAGCAAATCAATCTATTACAATTAATGGTTCATCTGTTAATCTTGGTGATAGTATTACAGTTGGAGAAACAAAACCTACAATTAGTTCTATCTCTCCAGACACAATCACTAATGCTCAAACCTCAATTACAATAACTGGTTCAAACTTTGCATCAGTTCCTCAAGTAGAATTTTTAAATCCTTCAACAGGTATTTGGTACACAGCAGACACAGTAACATTTAACAACTCAACATCTTTAACAGTACAAGCTACATTAAGTGTAGATGCACAATACAAAATTAGAATTGAAAATCCAGATGGTAACGCAGTTATATCATCTACAAATATTTTAACAGTATCAGATGCACCTACCTGGACAACTGCTGCTGGAACACTAGGAACTATTGCAGGAGATTTTTCTGGTACAGTTGCTACAGTTGCTGCAACTTCAGATAGTGCAATTACTTATTCAGAAGTAACAAGTCCACTAGTATTAACAAATGCTGCTCAAGCAAATTGTTCTTTAAATAGTTCAACAGGTGTGATAACAACAACTGACTTTGGTGGTAGCTCTACAACAGCAACAACTTATAATTTTACAATCAGAGCAACAGATGCTGAAGGTCAAACAGCAGACAGAAGTTTTAGTTTGACATCATCATTTGGTGCAACAGGAGGAGCACAGTTTAACTAATGAATACAATTTTCAAATCGGAGATTTGCTAATGGCTAGTACATATTTATCAAGAACACCAAGTTCAACAGGAAACAGAAAAACTTTTACTTGGTCTGCATGGGTTAAAAGAGCAAATTTAACAAGAGGTTTTTTATTTTTTGCTTGGGATGGTTCAACATACACAGATTCAAGTATGCTAACTTTTTCATTTGATGCTAATAATGCTTTACAAGTTGAAACAGGTGCTACTAATTTAAGAATAACAAATCAATTATTTAGAGATACATCAGCTTGGTATCATATAGTTTTTTCTTGCGACACAACTCAAGCAACTGCATCAGATAGATTAAAATTATATGTTAATGGTTCTGAAATAACTTCTTTTAGTACAAATAATAATGTTTCACAAAATAATGATATGGGTTGGAATCATACATTTTTAACTAGAATTGGTTCAGCTAATGGAGCACATTATTTTGATGGAGAAATGACTCATATTCACAATATAGATGGAACAGCTTATGATGCTTCAGCATTTGGAGAATATGATGCCAATGGTGTTTGGAAAATTAAAACTTCTCCAAGTGTAACTCATGGAACTAA